TAAGGAAGTTGCCAAGATGCTCAAAGCAATTCATGCTCAGGAGAATAAAGCAGCAGCTAAAGAAAAGGGAAAATCAGTAATTTCCAGATTACGTGAGATGAAACTTAACAAGGCTGCAGACAAACTAGAAAATGGTTTAGAGGAAACCTTAACCTATATGGATTTTCCGTCAGAGCATTGGCTACGTATACGTACCAATAACGTTATTGAACGTGTAAACAGAGAAATAAAGCGTCGCACAAGAGTGATTGGCACGTTTCCTGATGGTGAATCAGCATTGATGCTTGTATGTGCAAGATTGCGTTATATAGCCAGCAATGATTGGGGCAAAAAACGTTACTTGAACATGAAACATCTAACAGATATGCTTGCCGAAGAACTGTATTGTGAAGCAAAAATATCTTAAAAACAGCTAACTTAATAAGCAAAGGTATCTCAAGCAGAAGCTAGTTGATATTTAACGGTGAAGTGCACTAACCGTTAAACTTATATAACTAAACTTCTGCTAGGATGTCTGAAGAAATTTGCGCAAAACTATTGACAGTACCTGAAATTCAGAAGTTTTTCGTTTACAAAAGAAAAACTTTGGGCTTTTGATGAGTTTTTCTCATGGAGAAGAAAAAACTTGCGTAAACTTTGCCTTGCTTGCTGTTGCGCAGTTATTTTGAAACTGTAACCTGTTTTACATTATTTACTGTAAAATAATCGGAAGTGCGCAAAGTGTAATATTTTGTTGACACTATCAATGCAGAGTGATACACTAGGCACAACTTCAAAAAAGACCACAAACCGTTGAGACGGAGATCAAGTCAGCAGATGCGTTTACAGAGAGTTCGGGCAGGTGGGAGCCGGATAGAGATGCAGGCTGATAAATGGACCGTTGAGGGTGCTGTCAAATCGCTTCGGCGAGAGTATTCGGCAACGTTACACCGGCGTTAAGGGTGAGGAATGTGTCAGCATTCTGCGAGAGAGCGCCGATGTACGGCGAAGCAAGGTGGTACCGCAGGTATAAGTATTTATAGCCTGTCCTTGATATTGCTCAAAGCGAGCAGTACGAGGGCAGGCTTTTTTTGTTGACACGGGTGAAAATAAGCAGATGAGGTGACAAAATGTTGAATTTATCTTTGGAGCAGGTCATGCATTATGCAAAGGACTACAAGGCTGTGCCTGTGGCGAAGGAATGCCTGGCGGATATGCTGACGCCGCTGGCATTTTTGGACAATGTAAGACGCAGCAGCCGCAACTACTTCCTTTTGGAAAGCATTGAGGGCGGTGAGCACTGGGCGCGTTATTCCTTTGTAGGCTATGATCCTGTGCTGCGTTTGAAAATAACCGATGGTAATGCGGAAATCATCAGCGGTGCTGCCGTAAAGTATCAGGAAAATGATCCTCTTGGCTGCATCCGTCATATTCTGGAAGAGTACAAGGCATCGCTGATTGAAGGCCTGCCTAATTTTACCGGCGGTCTTGTAGGCACCTTTGGCTTTGATTTTATGCGCTACTGCGAGCCGGATATGCGTGTGAATAAAGAGCGCAAGGCGGAATTTGCCGATGTTGATTTAATACTGTTTGATAAGCTGATTGCCTTTGACCATCTCAAGCAGAAGATTTTCCTGATTGTGAATGTCAAAACGGATAATGCTGCCATCAATTACGCTAAAGCAGAGCGTGAAATTGCGGCGATGGAGGAAATGCTGCTGCAGCCTGTGCAGCCGAAGAAGCCTGTAAAGGCTAAGCTGGGCGAGTTCACCAGTAACCAGAGCCGTGAGCAGTATAATAAAAATGTGCTCCGCTGCAAGGAATATATCAAAAACGGCGATGCCTTTCAGATTGTTTACGCGCAAAAATTCAGCGCAACCTATGACCAAAGTCTTTTCAGCGCTTACCGCTATTTGAGAACGACGAACCCTTCGCAGTACATGGTGTTTTTACATAATGACGATATGGAAATCGCCGGCAGCTCGCCGGAAACGTTGGTGAAGGTTGTAGGCAAAAAGGTCATCAGCATGCCTATTGCCGGCACACGCCGTCGCGGACGGACAAGCGAGGAGGACTTGGCGCTGGAGCAGGAGCTTTTGGCAGACATCAAGGAGGTTGCGGAGCATAATATGCTGGTGGATTTGGGGCGCAACGATGTGGGCCGTGTCTGTGACTTTGGCAGCGTCAAGGTGAGCGATTATAAGGCGATTAAGCGCTTTTCACACGTTATGCATATCACGAGCAAGGTTACAGGCCAGCTGAGTGCCGATAAGGACGCATTGGACGCGCTGCGGGCAGTATTCCCGGCAGGTACGCTGAGCGGAGCGCCGAAGATTCGTGCCTGCGAGATTATTGACGAGCTGGAGCCGGAGCGCCGCGGTATTTACGGCGGTGGCATGGGTTATCTTGATTTTGGCGGTAACATGGATATCTGTATTACTATCCGTACTATGGTCAAGAAGAATGACAGGGTTTATATTCAGGCCGGCGGCGGTATTGTTGCGGATTCCGTAGTGGATAACGAATTTCAGGAGACTGTGAATAAGGCAGGCGCCTGCATGACAGCACTGCGCATGACGGCAGAGGAGGAGTAAGCAATGATTTTGATTATAGATAACTACGACAGCTTTACTTTTAATCTGTATCAGCTGATTGGCGAAATCAATCCTGATATCAAGGTTGTGCGCAATGATAAGCTGACGATTGAGGATATCAGAGCAATGCAGCCTGATCATATTATTATTTCGCCCGGTCCGGGTAATCCCAAGCAGGCAGGTATTTGTCTGGAGGTTATCCGTCAGCTTGCCGGTGAGTTCCCGATTTTGGGTGTTTGCTTGGGGCATCAGGCGATTGGCGAGGCTTTTGGCGGTAACGTGGTGCATGCGCCGGAGATTGTGCACGGCAAGGCGGATAAGGTGTATCTGGAGGCGGCAAGCCCCATTTTTAAGGATATGCCGGACGGCTTTGAGGCAGCGCGCTATCATTCGCTGATTGTGGAGCCGGAAAGCTTGCCGGAATGCCTGGAGGTTACGGCAAAAACAGCGAAGGATGAGATTATGGCGCTGCAGCATAAAACTCTGCCGGTGTATGGTGTGCAGTTCCATCCGGAGTCGATTATGACGCCGCAGGGACGGACGATTTTAAAAAACTTTTTGAGCCTGTAAAGTAAAACGCAGAATGTACTGAGAAGATGAGTACATTCTGCGTTATTTACACACAAAAATACCCCGCAACCTGCATGGTTGCGGGGTTTCTCTCATGGTGATCCAGGAGGGATTCGAACCCCCGACCCACGGCTTAGAAGGCCTAACATCAATAGCCTCAAAAAGCCTTATTTCATGCGGTTTGCGGGATTCAAAAAACCTTTTGGGGCCAACATTGGGGCCAACGCGGTCAGAGTGCGTATGCCTTGCTGATGATATCCGGAATGCCTTCGTCATAATTCGGCACAGCGTGGCTGTAAAGGTTGAGCGTGTGGCTGATTTTGCTGTGTCCCAAGCGCTTGGCAACTTCGGCGATGGATACACCGTTAGCAAGCAGCTGTGTGGCCATAGTGTGGCGCAGAACGTGGAAGTTCTTGTATTCAACGCCTGCTTCCTGCAGCAGTGCTTTCCAGATGCGTTCCATATTCCTTGGTGCTATCGGCGTGCCGTTGCGGGTGTGGAAAACGTACCTGTTAAACGAAAGCACCGAACCGGAAGAAGCGCTGGCGAGCTTGAGGGCTTTGCTGACCTCAGGCGCAATAGTTATCTTGCGTACACCGGCAGCAGTCTTGGGCGGCATATCTGTGAGCTTTCCGCGCACTGCCTGCAGACTGTTGTCGATGTAGATATAATTTGGCTTTACGTTTGGCGCTTTAAGGCCTAACAGCTCTCCGAGGCGCGCGCCGGTAGTCGCTGCCAGAAGGAAGAAGGGGTAGTATTTGCTGTAATAACGGCTGGTCTTGGCCGTCTGCAGAATCTTACCGATTTCTTCCGTAGTGAATATCTGGACTTCAACCTTGGGAACCGGTGGAGCTTCTACCGCCTGCATGAAGTTTTTTGCAACCAGGTCAATGGCGCAGGCTTTGGTGATAGCAGCCTTCAGGAGCTTATGCACTTTATTCTTGCTGCTGGCGCTCATCGGCGGCAGCTCATTGTAGAATTGCTGCACAGTATGGGCAGTCAGCTTCTGCAGCTCCACTTCTGCGATGGGTGCAATGTATTTTGCTGTCTGGATGTAGCGATCCAGTGTTTTGGGGCGCACCTTGGGTGCTTTGTAGGTAATAAGGTATTCGGAGAGCCATTCGCCTAAGCGCAGGCTGTTGGGCGCTACATAGACGTTCTTGCAGATATCTGCCTGGATAACAGCAATCCATTCCATTGCTTCCTTTTTCGTGGGGAAGCGTTTAGAGATGCGCTTTCCGTCCGGGGCGATTAGTCTTGCCCGGTACATTTTGCGGTCGCTTTCGTAGCTGATGGTTCCTTCGCCGTTAGATTTTTTTGTTTTAGCCATAAAAAATCAGCTCCTTTCATTTTACGAGCAGAGCTGATATAATAAAAAAGTAATCAGCTCTTGGTAGTGCTTGGGTTGATGACATTGAGCGTGCTGGTAACACGTTCTTGCAGGTCCCTCGGTGCTGGTAACACCGGGGGATTTTTTATTTATAAAAGTATTGACATTGGCAAAAATACGTAAATTACTTACTTTTTACTTTACATTACGTAAATTACGTACTATAATATAGGTGTAGGGAATTTATAAATGAAATTGAGGTGATGAAGTGAAACGGCGAGATTTAGTAAAACTGCTGTTAAAAGCGGGTTACAAGCTAGAGCGTGATGATGGCGATCACACAATCTATAAAAAACCAGGCAGCCGCTCCGTTCAGGTTCCAAGGCACCGGGAATTGAACGAGCTGACAGCGAAAGCAATCCTCAAAGCTGCGGGAGTAAAATAGAGATTACTTTTTACTCCGCCCGCTTTGCGGGCTTCTTACTATAATCGCAATCATTAATTCAATAGCATTTAACAATAAAAGGAGGAAGTCGCTAACATGAAAAGGAGGCAAACACTACAAGAATACGTTTATCCTGCTGTGTTCCATGCAAACGAGGATGGTACGTATACTATTATTTTCCCTGATTTACCTGGCTGCATCAGCGAGGGCAAATCTTTGGGTAACGCCATGAAGATGGCCGAAGCTGCGCTCACGCAGTGGATTGAATATTTGAAGGATAGTAAGGAAGAAATTCCCGCACCTAGCAATTTGCAAAGCATCGAATTAGATGATAACGAATTTGTAAATTTTATTCAGGCAGATATTAAGGACAATAGGGCGGTAAAACGCACCATCAGCCTTCCGCGCTGGATGGATGAACAGGCCGCTGAAGAAGGTCTGAGCTTATCCAAAATATTACAAGAAGCATTGTCTAAACGCTTTATCGCAGTAAACTAATATATTTATCGTTGCGCCCCCGATATGGGGGCGTTTTTTCTTCCGCCTGCAGGTTTGTCTGAATTTGTAATATGCAAAAAATGTATATTACTTTTTTATTTGCTTGCCGTCAGCATCCAGCTGGCGGTATTCTTATTTGCTGGCAATTTGCTTGCCATTTGCTTGCGGTCTTTTGTTATTGAAAAAAACAGCCCAATATGGTATAATACAATAAGTTTGAATTTGCCATCTGGTATCACCGTGTATTAGTCACACACAGTGAATGAAAAATTTTTCTAACCACCACTCGGCGCTAAGAAAGGGAACAGGAGAAATCCTGTTCTTTTTCTTTTATGTAGAAGAAACTTATTTGATAAAACGCGTACGTTTTGATATAATAACAAACAGTGGTGTTGCGCCTTTCATTTTACATGGAAGGAGGTGATACTGGATGGCTAAAACAAATTCAAACTGTAAAGGGCATTATATTTTTAGAGCTTGGCGAACCGATAAAGATGGCAATCGTGTTTACGCGAAAACCTATGGTAAACGAGCTTTTAAAATTTGGATTCCCGATAACAAAAAATCAGCCTGATTGATTTAAGTATCATTCTGGCGAATAACACCACTAACGGTAACGTCTGACTAACGTTGCCGACCGAAGGCGCTCTCTTAGGAGGGCGTCTTTTTTATTTTTTAGGTTTATCGAGCTGCTTAATACTTTCGCTTGGCGTAGGCAATTTCTCTGGCATTGTACCGCCGAGTTCTTCAATAGTTTTGCGAACGGTACGACCGACTTCGTAATGCACTTTGTTGGCAGCTTCTTTGCTACTGATATTCTCACGGCGCAGTTTGTCTTCTGCCTGCGTGATGCGGAACAGGTTCGCACCGAGTTCTACACTGCCCATGTGGTCTAAAATCTCTTGATTAGGTTTAAGCTTTTTGCGACGTTTTATATCGCCAGCGGTTTCACTGCCATAAAGTCCCATGTAACCGCTATTTTGGAATTTGGCGAAGTCAAGGTTCGTTTTTACGCCTGCAGCAAAGGCTGCATCAGCGAGAGCAATGTTATGCTGTTTGATATTATTTCGTGCTTCAATACGAGCGTCTATTTCCTTGTTGAAAGCCTCTGCTGCTTCAAGGTCATGGATATGGTCCGCACCGAGTTGCGCGAGCCACTGCTTGAATGGTTCGGCTTTAGGTGAGGGGATAGATTGGATAATACGCAGAATACCTTCTGTATTTGCGGTGTCAGTGAGACGCATTTTCCCGTCTTCTGCAAGCAATTTCAACCTGTGACAATTTGTCACGGTTTCATTACCTTCTGCTTTCATTCTTTGCTTCAGTTTGCGCCAATAAGCTGATTTATCTGCACTGTCGGTCAATGCACCGACAACATCGACAACAGAAAAGAACCATTCTCCGGCTTCATCGTTCCAAATGGAGCGAATCTGCGCACTCTGAAATAATTTTACATCTTTCATGTCTTCATTCCTCGCTTTCAAAATCTATTATCCTAAACTCTCCACGTCTTCTTCCGCCTTGCGCTGGAGCTTGGTCAGCTTAACATCTATAATATCGTCGATTTCTTCCCCGCCGTCAGCCTTCCGCTGGCGGTATTTGCTTTGCGCAGTTAAAGTTGTTCTATTTTATCGTTATCAATATGCCAATTATCCGGAAACCCAAGTTCTTTTAAAACATTATTAACAGGGATTGTTTTTAGCTTATTGCTAAGGGTCTTGAAACGTTTTTTGAATGTGTTATGCATTATAGCGTATTCGTTCCTGCTAATGAAGCACTGAAGTGTTATGAAGGCTTCATATGCGCTGCGCCTTTCGTCCTCCTTCTGGATATTATATTTTTCATGAAGCGGTGCCCAATACTTAGTGCTCTGGTGGCAACGGAACCCAAGCAGGCGATTGTTATGCGCACATATATTTCTGATATCATTGATGTTTTCAAGAAAACTGTTCAATGTTTCCGGTTGGAACTGGCTGTGATTATCAGGAATGTTTTGCCCGATAAATTCAAGACAGTCTTTACAAATCTTATTTTGCAAAGATTTTTTAGAGTGCTTTAACAAATGACGAAGCTCTCCAAATTCAATGTGATTAACCAATACCCATATGGGAACATGCTTGTACTTTCTCAGATAGTGAGCAATACTGCTGTTTTTGTTAGATTTATCCTTGTTATGGGCCAAAATTTTTCTTGAAAGATTTGATATTGTTTTTGCAACTAACAACGTCTTGTCTTGCTCATAGCAGTTTATATTTAAGTACGCATAAGGTTCATCCTTAAATTTTTCAGCGAAACGATGAGCAAAGATTGATCTTAAATGCGTTTCTGCTTCTAAAATACCTAAAAGCAATACCTGCTTAAATTCACGTTCAAAGACATATAAGCTTGTAATTTCGTCAAAACTTGTTTGAGCAGTGTAGTTATCTCCTTCTCTAGGAAAAAATCTGGCGTATCCATTGATAAGGTTATAGTAGTTTTGGCTTAAAAGATATTTTTTTGCACGTTCTTCATCGGGGATAATTAGCCCGCGTTGCTTCAAAAGTTCTATTTGTTCGCTTGTTGTTTTAAATTCTTTCACAAAAAAAGACCTCCTCTGCATAACAGAGAAGGCCTTCTTCCGTACCGGTCCCCGTAGGGATACCGGCGCTTTTCCTATCTCTATTATACGCATTTAAAGTATGTATGTCAATGACAGGTATGGGAAAAAACTTGCTTTTTTGTCAACGTTGTGGTACTATATATAGATTTAATATCAAACACCACAATATATAGTATTTACACTCGCTCCGCTGTCAGCCTTCCGCTGGCGGCTTTAATTTTTCCTCAGCGCTTCCGCTCTCATCGGCGCACCGACCATGCCGGCGAAGCGCCTCTCCTATATTATCCTAAACTCTCCGCGTCTTCTTCCGCCTTGCGCTGGAGTTTAGCCAGCTTAACATCAATAATATCGTCAATTTCTTCCCTGCCGTCAGCATCCAGCTGGCGGTATTTTTTTATGTGTGTTTCTTCCTGCTGGGTGAGGGAGAGAGAATGGGAAGGGGGAGCATCCCAACCCATTAAGTAGCTAGGCGTGGTGTGCAGGGCTTTGGCTAAGATTTCAATTTGATTAATAGGAACCTTTTTAATGTAACCGGTTTCATAGCGTTGCAAGGTTGATTTACTTATTTGGGTAGCATCGGATAAATCTTGATAAGACATTTCCAACTTTAGACGTCGTTCTTTTATGCGTTCGATTAAATCAGTTAATTCTTTTTCGCTCATTATAGTCAACTCCTTTAGTAGAATAATACCATAAATGCAACATAAGTACAAGAAAAAAGTAAAAATCGTTGCATTTATGCTTGACTTATGTTTCGGAACGGTGTATTATAATCGTAGCAGAAATGCAACAAAGCAATCTTTAGGAGGTGAGCAAATTGGACTTGAATAAATTGAGAGGCATTTTAGCTGAGAAAAGAATTACTCAGGTAAAATTGGCTAAAGCCTTGCATTTATCTGTGAAAAGTATGAATGCAAAGCTTAATGGTAAGACACCTATTACAGTTGAAGAAGCTAATATGATTGCAAAAATCGCTGACATTAGCAATCCTACGGAAATTTTTTTTGCAGATAGTGTTGCATAAATGCTACATAGAGGTAATGAAATGAAACTAGAGCTTACCCTTGATGAAGTTTCGACCTGCTGGTGGAATTGGCAAACTTGACATAACAAACACCTCCTTCCTGTGCATTTATTATAGCACTAATGTGGAGAAAGAAAGTAAAAGAAAGGAGTGATTCACATGGCTGAGGTACTGTACATGTCAATCAAAGACTACGCTAAGCACGTATCAGCCAGCGTAGGCACCATCTACGATATGTGCCGGAAGGGCAAGCTGCCGGCCGTAAAAATCGGCGGCTGGCGCATCAACGTGAAGCGTGCTGATGAGCTGCTGGAGCAGATGTGCAATGAGCATATGACTGAATATACACCGGTGATTAAGCCGGCAAAGGTCAGCATCCGCACTGCTAATGCTGCCAATAGCTACCTTGCTCGTCTGGAGCAAATCCGTAAGGGCGTTGTGTAAAGGAGGGAAACAATGATGAAAAAAGTATTGTTTGCTTTGCTGGCAGCCTGCTGCGTTTGGGCTGCATGGGACTATAGCCGTCCTGTAGAAAAATACGTAGTCAAAACTGTTGCCGGTGAAGGAGATACATTATGGAACCTGGTCGGTGGTGTCATGGATAGCGAAGGTGACTGCAGAGACATTCACGAGGTTATCTTTTATACACGCCAGATCAGCAACATCAAAGGCACGTTGCAGCCGGGGGACATCGTATTGATTCCCATCGAGGTTCGCAAATAATGACTGCGCTTTCTACGTTCTATAAAAAGAAAAAGAGCATTGATATTGGCGTATCAATGCTCTAAGAAGTGAAAATATAAGAAAAAGAATTAAATTGTTCACGCAAAAGTGAAAATAAAAGTAAAAAGTGAAATCACATATATTATAACAAACATAAGGAGTGAAATCAATGCAGATTGAGTTTAAGCTGGAAAGAAGAATCGGTGCTCTCAGCGAGAACCCTTCCGGCTACACCAAGGAGTTGAACTTGGTGGTCTGGGATGGTAAATACACAAAATATGACCTGCGCACCTGGAACCCCAACGGCAAGCCTGGCAAGGGCATTACGCTGACCAAAGAGGAGCTGAAGAAGCTGCACAAGCTCATCGGCGAGGAAATGCGCCAAATTGGAGGACGCAATGAGTAGTATCACCCGTAAAAATAAGCGTCGTGTAGCATTTAAGTGCGCCAAGCAGGGCATTGCCCCGGCGCAGGCGATTGCGGTATCGGCAGCGCGCGAAATCAAAGCGACCAAGGAAGCAACGGCTGAGACCATGGAGGTCTTGCTGCAGGCCATAGCGCTCGTTGCGGCGCATGATTATGGCAAGCTCAACGCTAAGGATACCCGCCTGGATGTTTTGGCCAAACAATTATACCAACGCAGCATTCAGGTCAAGAAGCGCCAGCTGAATGATGAGGAAAATAAAACCTGCCAGCGCTTTGCCGGTGCAGTTATGGAAATTTGGGAGAAAGAGGAAGGGAAAGGTTATGCAAAAGATTGATTATTATGCTGTAGCGTGTAGCATGTATGGCTTGCTGCGCAATAAACGCATCAGCTACAAAGGACATCTGCTTGTTGAAGCTCGTAGAAAAGCACGCCATCAGGTATCTAATTTTGTTTTGCATCGCAAAGCACGTAAATTGAAAGACATGGAGGGTTAGCAATGGTATTAACTGAAGGACAGAAACAGGCAATTAAAAAGCTGGATAAAGAAATGGAAGCAGCCAAGGATCCATGCTCTAAGTATATTGCTGAGCAGCTGTTGCAGCTGGCTGGTGCCGCCGAAAGCAAGAAGATTGTCGAAGCGATGAGCAGCCAGCGTGATGTTCTGGTGGCAGAAGCCGAGGAGCTGCGCAAAAGCCTTTATAACAGAGAGCAGGAAACAGCTATCTTAGAAGAGCGTATCAAAGAGCTGGAAGAACAGCTCAAACAGCCTGTGACGGTGGCCACCAAGACGGAAATCGTTGAAAAGGTGCCGGAGAAAGTCATGCAAGAGCTGAAGGAGCTGCGCGAAAAGCTGGCGGAAACACAAAGCGATGCAGGCGCTCAGAAAGAGGCGCTGGAGCTTAAGGTGGAGATTTGGGCGGTGCTCAACGGCATCAATAAGCTGCTGGAGCATTTGGACAAGGTGCAGGATGGCAAGCGTGGTGCCGGTGTATGCAAAGCGCTGGCTAGTGCCTTGGCGCAGAGCCAAAACCAGATTACCAAGCGCTTGGCAAAATTTGAGCAGGAGGGTTAGTCATGGAAGAAAGCTACGAGATAAATTATATTGCCGTCAAGGGTGGCAGTATAAAAATTCGTTACTCCGTCAGTCCTACGGGCGGCGTTCCTGAGGAGAACATTGTCAGCAGAAGCGATAAGCCGCATGAAGATTTTCGGAGAGTTTGGAGCAAATTGGCGAATATCGCGCGTCGTTTTCTCGAGATGCCTTTGGAAAACTCGGGCGGTGGACAACTGCAGGTTTGGGTTAGCAAAGTAAACTTTCCAGTGCATAAGGATTGTGGAGAGGGGATGCAGATTATCGTGCAGTTGAGCGGCTTTACAAATTGCACACAGGCCTTACAAGTGGTTACACATAAGTTTTACCGTCGTGCTGCGGAATACATCGACCTGCCTACAGGAGGTAAAATACCTTGCCAAGAGCTGTTGCCGGATGAAATCAAAACCATGAAGGAGCTGCAAAAGGAAGCGTTTGCATACGCCTACCACTGTAAGCGCGAGCAGCCCACGGTAGAAGAAGCGCAAAACGCCTATGAGAGTGGAGCATATCCAGATGAAATCGTGAGGGATAAAGCATGAGACGTCAATGTCACGTATGTGGGCATAGGAATGGCAGCTGCAATAAGTATATATTGAAGAATGGCCAAGAAGTAACGATTTGCCCGAGTTGCCTTGCATTTAGCAATGATGAAACTGCTAAGATAGCGCGTCAGGCGCATAAAGAAGGCTTATTGGTGAAAGAAGCAGGCTGCAGAAAAAACAAAGGAGTATGACCATGAATAATAAGGAAGTATCAATCAATAAGGTTGACGAATTAGTCAATCGTGCACAACTGGCTATCAATGACTGGCAGTGTAGCGGCGATGTGGATTGCCTGGAAAAAGCAGCAGCATATTTGCGTGCGGCGATGATGGAAGCAGAGGGAAAGGATGAATAGCATTATTAAATTTTTACCTACTATTGATGCACCGGAAAGCACAAAGCTGCCGCAGCGCAGCACTAAGTTTTCCGCAGGTTATGATTTTTACGCTCCGACCGATATTTTTATTCCGGCCGACAGCGAAAGCGTGCTTGTACCATTGAACGTCAAAGCTATTATGCCTGGTGATATGGTGCTACTGCTGTTCATCCGCAGCAGTCTGGCAGTGAAATCAAACTTATCACTGGTTAACGGCGTAGGCGTTATTGATAGTGATTATGCAAACAATCCGGACAATGATGGTAATATAGGCGTCAAATTCAGAAACAGCGGTTGTGAAAATATTATCATTAGAGAAGGAGAACGCTGCATGCAGGGCGTTTTTGTACGTTATTTTGTAACCGAAGATGATAATGCAGACTGTGAACGTGTAGGCGGTTATGGTTCGACTGATCGTTAACAGATAATAAAGCAAATATATCCGCCGCAGAGCGCAGGCCGTAGAGCTGCTGCCTCGCTCATATTTAACTAGCGGATTATATACAAGCATTGCAAATGGCGCAGACAAAAAGAAGAAGTATTTCGCAATGGTGCGGCCTGCGCTCTGCGGCGGAAAAAAGGAAGGACGTATAAGCAAGTGGATAATGTAGATGACTTTACCATTAATCTTGTTATAACTGTCATAGTTCTGTTTATTGGCTTGACGCTGGTGGGCGGCGAAGATGATTAAAGCAGCTAATGCTTTTGGTGGGGCGAAAGCATATGATATATCAATAGCGTGCCCCTGCAGAGCATGCGACGTGCGTTCCCCAGGTTGCGGCAGAATATGCAGCGATTACAAAAAGTATAAATTTGTCCTGGCCATACTGAATGGGAAGCGTCAGGCGAAGGCAAAAGCAGCGGCTGAATGTCGCGAGATGCGCAATGAGCGCATCAGAGAATGGAAGCATAATAAATGTTGGCCAAAAGGCTAGCGTAAATAATAGATGATAAAGAATATATGAAGGAAGATGCTGCGGGGCGTTTCTGCCTCGCAGGTTTCTTCATTATATACGGGCATTTGATTTTCAAGGGCAGCTTAGCCCTTTAGGCTTGTATGTAAGTAATAACAAAGCGACCACAAGAATTATCAGGGGGATAAATCAATGGCAATGAGAATGGGCATAAGAGAAAAAACATATTACTGCCAGGGTACCAGTGAAAGCAAAAAGCCTGATTACATTGAAATTGATTTATTTCCTTTCGTGGATGTCAAATACAAACCTTGCAGAAGTGGCAGACAGAAGGCAACTACTCCTAAACAGAAGAACCTTAACGATAAAAAGGCACGCAGATATTTTAGACTGCTGGCCAAAAGCAATTTTGGTAGCAAAGATATACACCTGACTTTAAGCTATGATAATGACAACCTGCCTGATACACCGGAACAGGGAGAGAAGAGACTGTGTAATTATATGCGCAGATTGAAAAGATTATATAAAGCTAATGGCAAAGAATTAAAATACATCTACGTTACCGAGGTTAGCAGCAAGGGAAGAGTGCATCATCATCTGTTGATTAATCGTGGCGTAGACCGAGATGCTATTGAGAAGGCATGGGGACACGGCTGGGCGAACAGCAAGCGTATCCAGGCAGAGCATGGAGGTGTCGAAGCTCTGGTATGCTATCTGAGCAAAGATCCTAAAGGCCGCAAAAGATACACTTCATCCCGTAACCTTGTGAAGCCGTTGGAATCTGTAAGCGATACCAAAACAAGTCGTAAGCAATTCCAGCAGCTGACTCTTTGGCCGGAAGACTGTGAAGATATGCAAAAACACTTTGAACAAAAGCATCCTGACTATCGTATCATCAGCGTGGAGAAATATTATAATGCTGTAACCTGCGAATGGTATATCAGAGCGAAGATGGAGCTTAGGGATGACTATAAGCGCAAGAAGGGAGCAAAGCGACGGAATGAATAAATTGAATTTAATATTGACCATACCGCCTAGCGTCAATCATTGCTATAAAAACTTCAATGTGATGGGACGCAGGAACCGTGTGCTTACGCCATTGGCAAGAGCCTGGAAGGAAGAGGCGTATTATATTGCTAATGCTTTGGCACATCGGGAAGGCTGGCGCGTGCCTGAACCGGAAGAAAAGATTGTGCTGGAAGTAGTTGCCTTCTGGCCAGACGGCAGGCGGCGCGATATGAACAACACGCATAAGCTTCTTTGTGATGCCTTAGAGGGTGCAGTGTATCTTGATGACAAGATGGTGCTCGTGCGTGATATGGATTTTTCCGTTGACAGGAAGAGACCTAGGCTAGAGGTATGCGTATATGTGAAAGACGATTAAAGCACAAAATTAATTTCTAAGAATATAAAACCCTAGGAAAATACCCATAATAAATTTTTAAGTTTGCATGCAGATTATTAAAACCGGCAGGAGGGCAGCGTATGACCAAAGAAGAGTTAAAAGAAAAGCTGAAAGGCGCTATGTATGCTCAGCGCACATTGGAGGGAGAGCTGGATAAGCTGCAGGAGCTGCGTAGCATTGCGCAGAAGGTTACGCCTGCTTATAGCCAATCGCCTGGCGGTGGTAGTGGCAATGCCCAAAAGCTGGAAAATTCCATAGCAAAAATAATTGAGCAGAAAAAGATTATTGCTGAGTGCTGCAATGAGCTGTGCTCCCAGCTGGCAGAAGTCCGGGCTTTAGTTGCGCTGCTGCCGATGGGACCGATGCGCCTTGTGATGCAGCGCAGGTATTTGAATTACCAGAAGTGGGAACGTATAGCAGCAGAGCTTAACTATACATGGCAACATGTACATAAGCTTCATGCCAAAGGTTTAAACAGTATTCTTGAAAGATGCGATAGAATGCGAGGGTGAATCGGTGCTATAATGTATAATAGCGAAAGCGTGAGAGAAAAGAATAGCGAGAGCCGTTGGCCATTGGTCGACGGCTTTTCTATTGTCCGCGTTTTGTGGACAGATGCACTAGGTTCTTCCAGGAAAATAAAAAGCCTGCGGGTCGGCGAACTCCCGGAAATTGTCTAGCTGTGAATTTAAAAAATCACATTTCCTTCCGCAGAGCAAAATTCGGACATGCCCTAAAGGCGCAAAATTTTTTCTTGACTTCCACTAATACGCAAAAATTTTTCGTCGACAATTTCATAGCCTGTTAGGAAAGCAAAAAGCGGAAATTTAGCCTGGACAGCATTTCCGCTTTTGCCATTCTCAATTTCCGCACCGCCTGGGCTGCAAAATAGCCTGAAGCGGTGCATTTTATTAGCGGATTTGTATTGCCTACAGTGGACAAACAGCAAAGGAGGTGATGTTCATGGCGAAAAAAATAGTACCAAGAGGCTCCGGCGCAGAGCTTGCACGCCTGCTGGGCATCACTGACAGACGTGTGCGCCAGCTGGCAGACGAAGAAATACTAACCCGAGAAGCGGAAGGCGATTACCTTCTTCCCGAGGTTATCGCTGAATATTATGCCTATAAATACAAAACTGATGAATCAGTTGACCTGATGAAAGAAAAAGCTCTGCATGAAAAGGCCAAAAGAGAGCTAGCGGAAATCCAGCTGGCTCAAAAGCGGCGCGAGATGCATGATGCTGCAGATGTAGAGGCTGTCCTTACGGAAATACTGGTCAACTTCCGCAATCAGATACGTGGTATTCCGTCGAAAATGGCACCGCTGCTTTTTGGAAAGAGCAAGCCTGAGATTGAAGAACTGCTGAGTATGGAGGTTGAAGGACGGTTGGAAGAAATCAGGGATTATACACCGAATATGTTTGATGCTGTTGATGAGAAGGAGGGCGATTAGCATGTGTGCTAAGAAAACGGTATTGCTTTTGCGCCGCATTTTCAACAATGGCCTTAAGCTGGCACCCAAAACTACTGTCAGCGAATGGGCAGATACCTACCGCATGCTGCCGCAGGAATCAGCAGAACCGGGCAGATGGCGCACCGACAGAGCACCATATCAGCGCAGCATCATGGATGCCTTCACGGATAAGGGCGTGCATCGTGTTGTCGTCAAGAGCTGCTCGCAGGTGGGGAAAGCCTTAGACATAGATACGCCTATTCCTACTCCTGACGGCTGGAAAAGAATTGTGGAACTGCAAAAAGGCGATAAAGTATTCGATGAGACTGGAAAACAGTGCAGTGTACTTTGGCGTTCTGAAATCATGGAGAATCACGAATGCTTTGAGGTACAGTTTTCAGATGGCTCTAAGGTTGTGGCTGATGCTGAACATAAATGGTATGTTGAGCCGAACAGGCGTCAGCCTTGTGTCTTAACGACTCGCGAGCTGCTGAAAGACTATAAATCAGGTAGCTATAATACATATGCTATTCCCGTAGCTAAGCCGCTGAAGATAAAAACAAAGGAATTACTGATACATCCGTATCTCCTTGGTTTCTGGCTTGGCGATGGCAATTCTTATTCGGCACAGTTAACTGTACAGGAAAAAGATATCGAGGTTGCCGGATATATTGAAGCAGAAGGCTATAACGTCATTGTTAGGAATTTTAAGGATAAACCGAACGTAAAAAACGTGCAGGTTGACCCACTTGTTAGTAGTCATATCTGTCGCAGGGGGCATGATATCCGCGTAACAGGGCGGACAAAGGATGGCCGTTGCGCTGAGTGCCATAGACAGATAAGCCTTCACAACAAATGGAAAGGTGTAAAAGATATACCGGTTGATGAGGTCATCAATGAAAAGCATACCCTGCGCTCTAAACTGGCGCAGCTGAATCTTATTGGGAACAAACATATTCCTGCTATTTATCTGCGCTCTGATGTCAAGCAGCGCTTTGAGTTGCTACAAGGTCTGATGGACTCAGACGGCAGCATTACGAAGAAGGGGCGCTGTGAGATAACGCTAAAATCAAAGATACTTATTGATGGTGTATCTGAGCTGCTTCATAGCTTGGGCATCAAACATACAGTGAAAGCAAAAACCGCTATTTGCAGCAACTCGCCAACTAAGGCGCGTTCGCAGGTTTGGCGTATATCTTTTCTTGTTTATGAGGATACACCGGTATTCAAGCTTAAAAGACAATTGGAACGCCATAAGGCAAGAGAAGGCTGCCGAACAACGGAGACTGAAAGACGCAGGATTGTAGCTATTACACCGGTTACATCCAGACCGGTGTGCTGCATTGCTGTTGATTCGCCAAATCATTTATACCTGGCGGGCAAAGCTATGATTCCTACACATAACTCCGATATCATGAACAATGTCATAGGCCGCTTTGCTCAGCTTGACCCCTGCACCATGATGATGATTCAGCCTACGTTGAGCGACGGCGAGGATTTTTCCAAGAGCCGTATCACACCCATGATTGAAGCTACCAAAAGCCTGAAAAGCATTTTCCGTGAAAACAAAAGCCGCAATACCAGCAACACCATCATGAGCAAATATTTTACCGGTGGCAGGCTGATTATAGCAGGTGCGAACGCCCCAAGCGGCCTTGCTTCCAAACCTATACGCATTCTGCTTTGCGACGAGGTTGACCGCTTCCCGGATAGTGCCGGCGTAGAGGGCGACCCTGTTGATTTGGCGGCGAAGAGAACTACCACCTACTTTAACAGGGTGATTGGACTTTTTAGCACTCCGACGATAAAAGGCACTAGAGCCGTATTGATGACGAGTATATGACCGGTACGCAGGAGGAATGGCAGCATCAGTGCCCAAATTGTGGCGAATACCACCTTCTTACACACCGGCAGATGCTTGCTGACTTCGACAGCAGCGAGGAACATAACAAAAAGCATGTTGTTGTCAGATCAGTGAAATGGGTTTGTCCTGACTGTGGCTTTGAATTCAGTGAGAACGACATGCGCAATGCCGCACAGAAGTATGTAGCGCAAAACCCTGCAGCTTTTGCCACCGATACGCGCAGCTTCTTCGTGAACTGCTGGACAAGCCCTTGGATTAGCTGGAACGATGTCATGAAGGAATGGCTGGAGGCGGAGGGCGACCCGGAGCGTGAGAAGGTAATATACAATACCCGCTTCGGAGAATCTTACGAGCGTAAAGGCAATTTCGAGAGTGAGGATATCTTCATTAAGCGGCGCGAGGATTATGGCGCTGAGCTGCCGCAAGGCGTTCTGCTGCTGACGGCGGCGGTGGATACGCAGGATAACCGCCTTGAATATGAGGTTGCAGGCTGGGGGCATGGTGAAGAACGCTGGGGTATACGCAAAGGGGTTATCCTGGGCGTTCCCGACACTCCCGAGGTGTGGGAGCAATTAGACCGCGTCCTGGACAAAACCTATAAATTTGCCAATGGGCGAGGGCTGAAAATTGCCAGAACCTTTATTGACTGCGGCGGTCACTATACTGATTACGTATATGCCTACTGCTTTAAGAATCGTTTCCGTCAGCGCTTTGCTATCAAAGGCTCAAACATGGCCAACGAAGACCTTGTTGCCAAGATTGGCAAAAAGCAGATGCGCAACAGCTCCATTCCTTTGGTGTTCATCGGCACGGATACGGGCAAGCAGCAAATCATGGACCGTCTCAGCATTGAGGTCCAGGGAGCCAAATACATGCATTTTCCGCTAGACGATAAGCGTCGGATGAAAAAATTCGTTGAAGCGCTGCAAGGTCTGGTAAAAACTGACGCTAAGAACCTGAGCAGTGATGCTGTCATAGAATCTTATGCCAATCGTGGCTATGATCGCATTTATTTTCGCGGTCTGATTTCCGAGGAGCTGGTGCCGCGTAAGAAAAACGGCGTAGTTGTTTTTCAGTGGACGAACATAGCCAAGGATAAGCGCAATGAGCCGCTGGACCTTGCTGTGTATAATCTTGCCTGCATGCGCAGTATTGCACCTAATTTTGAAAAGCTGGATGCTATGCTGGCGCAGGGCAGCAATGCTGAAGCAGGCGGGGCAACGGCTCCTGCACCTGCTGCCAAGCCACAGAAACGCTATGGCTGCATCAAACGAGGAAGGAGAACAGAATGAGCAATGCATTGAACGAACGCTATCGCCAGTACCTGAAGGCGGAGCAGGCTATTTTGGTAACCGGTCAGAGCTACCGCATTGGCAATAGGCTGCTGACACGTGCTGACCTTAGCGCCATTCAGGCTGAAATAAATCGCCTGCGAGCCATGGGCGCTACTGAAGACGATAATGCGCCTGCATCTGAGGGATATAGGCGTGCCAAAAGAGTGCTTTTCCGTGATTAGCGCTCAAATAAAACAGGAGGCTACGAAATGAGTAAGAAACGTACACCCTACAATCGTAAGGCCAGACATCCTACTGACCAGACTTTAACACAAGAGCGGCCCACTGGCATCATCCTCAGACCTGTGTTGAACACAGGCTACAGTAACGGTGGTGCCAGTGCCGAAAAACAAGCTATGCGTGGCTATTGGCCGATAAGGTCCAGCCCTAAAAGTGATGTTGACGTAAATCTGAACATCCTGCGCAACCGCAGTGCTGACATGGCCATTAACAGCCCTGTTGGCGCTGCTGCCATCAATCGTTACCGGACGCATGTTGTTGGCGCTGGCCTGGTGCCTTCACCTTGTCCTGATTATCGTTTGTTGGGCATGAGACCGGAGGAAGCTGCTGAATGGCGCAGACACACTAAGGCAGAGTTTAATCTGTGGGCGCAGAGCGTAGAGTGTGACCTGTATCGCAAGCATAACTTTTACGATATGCAGGATATTGCTTTTATATCGTCTATTGTGGACGGAGATGCTTGGGCGGCGATTAAATACCGCAAGGCCTTAGGTGATAATCCTTATACCACCAAGATACAGCTTTTTGAAGCAAGTCGTGTCTGCAATCCTAATACCTATAGTCTTATTGGTGCGCTTAATGAGGTGGAGGTTCGTAATCCCAAGAATGGCAACAGGATTATTAATGGCGTTGAAATCAATACGGATGGTGCCGTTGTAGCCTATTGGGTTGCTGACCGGGTGCCTTATGACCCGACGGAAAACAGGAATATAAAATGGGTGCGCGTGGAAGCCTTCGGGCGCAAAACAGGTGCGCCGAACATCCTGCAAATCAGCCATGAGGAAAGGCCGGAGCAGTACCGCGGTGTGCCGATTCTGGCACCGGCCATTGAAGAATTGAAGCAGATGCACCGTTATAGCACAGCGGAGCTTACTGCTGCAATCATCAAAAGCTATTTCACTTTGTTCTTCAAAACGAAGGACGCAGGCGAAGGCCTTCCCAACGCTTTGCCGGAGGCCTTTGGCGAGAATGAAAAGGTTGCTTTTGACCAGTATACCTTTGAACTGGGTGCCGGCACGATGAACGAGCTGCCTCCTGGCTATGAAGTACAGACTGTGGATGCAAATCGCAGCTTGTCCACCTTTGAGGCCTTCGTCAATGCGCTGATTGCTCAGGTGGGCGCGGCGCTAGAAATTCCTTCAGAAGTGCTGCTGTCGCGCTTTCAAAGCTCGTACAGTGCTGCACGCGGTGCCTTGCTGCAGTTTCAGGCAGTTGCCAAGAAGCGGCGCATTTGGTTCGCAAGGGATTTTTGTCAGCCGGTATATGAACGCTGGCTGGCTGAGGCGGTAGCTATTGGACGCATTCAAGCGCCTGGCTATTTTAGTGACCCGCTGCTGCGTAAGGCGTGGAGCCGCGCGTCCTGGTATGGTCCGACTATGGGCATGCTTGACCCGGTGAAAGAGGTTCAGGCCGCCAAGCTGCGTGTTGATTATGGCTTCAGTACCGGTGAACAGGAATCTGCTGAAATCACCGGCACGGAATACGAGGAAAACATTGCGCAGCTGCAAGCTGAACATAAGCATTGGCAAGGCAATGGCCTCAATTATCCGCTTCATCAGAATGTAAAGACTGAGGAAGGAGGTGAAAACGATGGAGAAAAGTAAACCATTTTGGAAGATTATCAATAAAGCATCCGAAAATACTGCTGAGATCCGTATTTATGGCGATATCGTCAGCGAAAAGCCTTGGTATGACAGCAGTGGCGATGTTTGCCCAATAGGCTTTGCTGATGCGTTGACTAAGCTGGAAGGTAAGCCGGTCTGCATCCGTATCAACAGCAACGGCGGCAATGTTTTCGCTGCACACGCCATTGCCAGCCAGATAAAGTCTTACTCCGGTGATACCACTGTAATGATTGACGGTTTGGCGGCCAGTGCTGCGACAATCATTGCTATGGCCGGCAAAAAAATCCTTATGCCGGTCAACGCTATGATGATGATTCATGACCCCATGGTCTGCCTGGCAGAGCCTGCCAACGCTGAACAGCTGGGCAAGCTTATTGAAATGCTCAAGCCTGTCAAGGCTAGTATTGTGGCAGCTTATAAGGAGCGCTGTAAGCTCAGCGAAAAAGAATTGGAGACCATGATGAAAAACAGCACCTGGCTTACTGCTGAAGAATGCCTTGCCAATGGCTTCTGTGACCAGATTCAAGGTAAGGTTGAACCTGTTCTTGACGGCAATGTGCTTGTGGTCAACCATGTACGGCATCAGCTGAGCCAGGGAGATGCTGACATAATTAAAAACAAAATCCGCAAAAAGGAGGACAAAACGATGAATGAAAATCTTGTGAATGCCGTAAACACTATTTTGAGTGCTATCGGTGTCAGAACAGGTGAACAGACCAACAGTGCTGCTCCTGCGAACCAAAGCACCGCTCCAGCTAATGAGGAGCAAATCCGCAATGAGGAAAGAAGCCGTTTGGCTGCGCTCAATGCTTTGGATGATGGCAGTGCTGGTGTGAAGGCTGTAATCAATATGGCCATCAAAGACGGCAAGACTGCTGATGAAATCAAAGAAACCGTTGATGCTATTAAGGGTGCTCAGCCTGCAGCTCAGACTTCTGCAGCTCAAAGCTTTATGAATGATTTGATTGACGACCAGATGAAATCTGGCTCCGGTAATGTAACCGGTCAGCCTGCTAATGGCCTGACTGAAGCAGAGGAAGATGCCCTGCGCACCGAAAACATGGCTAAAACTCTGCAGAATATGTATGGAGGTAATAAATAATGGCATATGTAACCAGTGAAAAAAGCAATGTGGACCAGCTTATTGGCGGCACCGCTGTGGCTGCTCTTACCAAAAACATTACCCTTAAAGGCCTGAGCGCTGAAAAGGCGCTTAAAAGAGGCGCTGTGCTGGCTGTCAGTGAAGGCAAATACCAGATTATTGATGCTGCATCCGCAACTCCGGCACTGAAGGTAGCAAACGCTGTGCTGGCCGAAGATGTTGTTGTTGGCACCGGCGATGTAGTTGCTACTGTTTATATTAGCGGCATTTTCAATGCAGAGGAAATGTCTGTTGGCGCTGAATCTGATTCTGTGCAGGCACACGAGGAAGAGCTGCGTGCTGTTGGCATCTATCTGACTCATCTGCAATAAGGAGGAATAAACTATGGCATTTGATATCAATTCTACCCGTTCTTTGCTGGGCGTAATCAATCGTGCATATCCGCCCAATCCTTTGTTAGTAAACACCTTTTTCCCGAACGCGATTACCTATAGCTCTGAATATCTGGATGTGGATTTCAAAAAAGGCGGTCGCTCCATGGCGCCCTTTGTTGTACCGGGTTCTCAAGGTGTTAATATGCAGCGTGATGGCTTTGAAACCAAATCCTACAAGGCTCCACTGATGAAGCCTAAGCGCGTACTGACTGCTGAGCAGCTGCAAAAGCGCCTGGCAGGTGAAAGCGTGTACAGCGGTCGCACTCCCCAACAGCGAGCTGAAGAATATCGCGCTGAGGATATCAAGGAATTGACTGATATGTGCACCCGCACTGAGGAATATATGGCTGCAAAGCTGCTGATTGATGGCAGCTACACCATTAACGGTTATGCTGATGATGGCAAAACCCAAAAGATTGACACTATTTCCTTTAACTTTACTCAAAAGCAAACCTTGTCCGGTACCGATACCTGGGATAAGGATACCTCTGATGCTTACGGCAACCTGCAGGAGGCTTCCAAAACTATCCGCCGCAATGCTGGCCTGACTCCGACTATTATGATGTGCTCCGAGGCTACCAGCAACCTGCTGTTGAACAACAAGAGCATTTATGACAAGCTGCTGATTCCGTCCCGCGACAATGCGGCGCTGATGTCCTTCGCACCTAAGATTCAAAGCCCTGAGGTTATGCGCTTTGGCCTGCTGGGTGCCTTAGGCCTGGAGATGTACACCTATGAGGGTGGTTACATCAACAACGAAGGTGTATTTACTCCGTACCTGCCTGATGATTACGTTATTATCGGTGTTGCTGGTCGTGGCAAGCGCTTGTATGGCGCTGTTACCCAGATGGAGGATGATAAGCAGTTCCATACCTATGAAGGCCGTTATGTGCCTAAGGTTACCATGAACATCGAGAATGACTACTGCTCTATTGCTATGCAGAGCCGTTGCCTTGTTGTTCCTGAATCCGTGGATGACTGGTATGTTATCAAGGTTAAATAAGGAGGCAGCTTATGTATATCCTCGTTAAGAAATTCTCTCTGCGTCATAATAACATAGTTTATGCAGCGGGCAGTGTTGTCGAGCTGCCTGAAGACGTTGCTCAAAAGCTGTATGATGATGCTCCGGAAGAGTTTGAAATCATTGGCGAGCCGGAGGCGGAAACCACTGCTCCGGAAGATGTTGCAATCATTAGCGAAACTGAGTCTGAAAAGCCTGCTTCTGGGAAAAAGAGCAAAAAGCAGACTGCTTCCAAATCTATCTCTAAAGAGGCTGCGTGTGATGATGAAGACGTGCTGCCGGCGGTAGATGAAGCCGCAACTGTACAATGAAAGCGCTGAGCTTTAAAGAGCAGATAGCCGCAGATAATGCGGCTGTCTTTCTCAATGAGATGGAGTTTGCGGAACTGCATGATCTGAACGGTACGGAGTGCATGGCGATTGTGCAGGATATCTCCGTGGCGCAGTCGCTTTCTGTCCAAGTCGGCAAGGATGATTATTATCCCGGTCTTTATGGCAGTCAGCTGCAGGTGAATTGCCAGAAGGCAGATTTGCCAGAGGTGCCGGTGTATGGCATGCGGTTTTATCTTGACGATAAAATGTATGAGGTTGAAAGCGTGGGCGATGATATGGGTATATTGACAATCCAACTGGTGGCGAATGACCGATGATTAGCATTGATGCTAAAAATTTGGAATACGCACAACGAAGGTTAGGCGGTGCTCCGAAGCAAATAGAACAAGCGGCGGCTAACGCTATCAACTACACGATTACAAAGATAAAAACGCAGACATCTAAATCTATCCGCAAAAATTATCTGGTAAGCGCCAAGAATATTAAAGGGGCGCTGGATGTTAAGCGTGCGTCACGTTCTAACTTGCGTGGCGTTCTTGCTTCTCGTGGCAGCCCATTGCTTTTGACAGCATTTAAGGTAAATGTTAATAAGCGCGGGCCAATAAAGGCGAAAGTACGCAAGCAAACCCGCGTTAAGGCTGTGCCTGGCTTATTTCTTGGTGTATCGCGCAAAGGTTACACTGGTGCAATGCAGCGCACTCAACGCAAAGCACGCTATCCTTTGCGCATTCCTTATGGTCCTAGCATACCGCAGATGTTTGGCTCGGAAAATGTTATCGGTGAGCTTACTCCGTTGGCAGAAGCTACGCTGAATAAACGCTTTTTACATGAAGTAGAATATCGTTTCGGTAAAATATTGACGAAAGCACTCGGTTAGCGAAAACTATGCTTAATGAGCGTTTTTCAAAAATGAAGTAAGGAGCTTTTATGACTACAGTTGAATTAATGGATAACCTGGCTGAGTTTTTGCGCCCTGCAGTTACTGACTACAGCACGCAGCAGCCATCCGGTAAGCGCAGTATTAAGGTATATGCCGGCTATCCTCCGGCACGCATGAATGCTGATGAACAGGCATCGTTTATTTATGCTCTTGTTACCGCTGCGCAGGATACTGCAGATGGTCACATGAGCACTGCAACGGTAGAAATTGGCTTCAGCATCTATGACAACAGCGATGTTGACGATTGGCGCAGTCTCTATAATCTTATGGAGCACGTGCGCCAGCATCTTCTGAAGCAGCGTTTGGTAGCAAACAGGCACCGCCTGCAGCTGCCGCTGAAGCTGGAAGTTCCGGAAGCACAGCCCGCACCGCAGTGGCAAGGCAAAATTACGGCAACTTATACTATCGGTCAACCTTATGAGGAGGACATATATTATGGCGAAGAATAAGAAAACAGATAAGCTGATTTATATCGGCCCTAACCTGAGCCGCGGAAGATTACTGCAGTATCAGGTATTCATTGGCGGTCTGCCTGAGCATTTAGATGCAGAATTCGATGAATTCCCTCAATTGGAGAAGCTGTTTGTTTCAGTAGAACAGCTTAACAGAGCGCTTGAGGAAGTTCAACAAACAGGTACTCCGCTGAATAAGTATTACAAACAAGCTATGGAGGTGTAAAACATGGCATATAAACATGGTGTGTATACCAGTGAGGTTCCGACTAGCGTTGTGCCTGCTGTAAACACTGCTGCCGGTCTGCCAGTTGTATTCGGTACCGCTCCGGTACATTTGGCGAGTGAGCGCGCTCAGAGCAATAAACCCATTTTGTGCTACAGTTACGCTGAGGCAGTACAACAGTTGGGCTACAGTAAAGATTGGGCTAAATACACTCTCTGCGAGGTAATGTATAGCCAATTCGCATTGTATAATCGCGGTCCGGTGGTTTTTGTAAACGTATTGGATCCAAAAACCCATAAGAAGAGTACTAGCTCCAAAAATGTTACAGTGACAAACAAAGTTGCAAAAGTAGATGCTCCGGTTCTGCTTGACACTTTGCAGATTAAAGCGTCTACGGCTGGGTCTGCATTGATTGCCGGCAGCGACTATGAAGCTGCTTATGATGACGATGGCGTATTGGTTATTACGTTACTTGATGATGGCACTGCAACTGCTGCAAGTAATTTAACACTTACTTATGATGAGATTGATGCTGCAGCAGTAGATGCAGATGATATCATTGGCGGCATCAATGTGAGCGATGGTTCTGTCAAAGGGTTGGAATGTCTTAACAAAGTATTCCCGATTACCGGTCTTGTGCCCGGCATTGTATTGGCTCCCGGTTGGAGTGAAACTCCGACAGTAGCTGCCGTGATGAAAGCCAAAGCCGGTAACATCAACAGCCATTTCAAGGCGATCACTCTCAATGATGTACCGACCGACGCAGTAAAAAAATATACTGATGTCAAGGCGTGGATGAACCAGAACAGTTACAATGACGCTTCTCAAGTGGTATGCTGGCCTATGGTTAAGATGGGCGATGATGTTTATCACATGTCTACCCATGTTCTTGGCGTTATCTCAACTGTTGACAGTAATAACGATGATATTCCTTACGAAAGCCCGTCTAATAAAAGCATGCAGATTAACGGCTGTTGCTTGAAAGATGGTACTGAGGTAGTATTAGGACCTGATGAAGCCGGGTATCTCAACGGCCAGGGCGTTGTTACCGCGCTTAATTTTATCGGAGGCTGGAAATGTTGGGGCAATCGCACCGCCTGCTATCCGTCTAACACCGACCCTAAAGATGCTTTTATCTGTATTCGCAGAATGTTTAACTGGCATGCGCAGACTTTCATTCAAACTTATTGGGCAAAGGTAGATAAGCCGATCAACAAACGCCTGATTCAAACAGTTCTGGACAGTGAAAATATGCGTTTAAACGGCCTTACCGGACAAGGTGTCATTTTGGGCGGCCGTGTTGAATTTCGTGATGATGAAAATCCCGTTACCAATCTTATGGACGGCATCATTAAATTCCACACCTATCTTACGCCGCCTGCCCCGGCGCGTGAAATTGAAAACGTGCTCGAATATGATCCTGCGTATTTTGAAACGCTGTTCAGTTAATAGGGAGGCGAGATAGATGGCAAATGTACCTGAGAAACTGATTAACTTTAAAGTTTACCAAGATGGTAACGATTTGGTGGGTATTGCTGATGTGCAACTTCCGTCTTTAGATGCTATGACCGAAACCGTTAAAGGTGCAGGTATTGCAGGCGAGTTTGACAGCCCGGTGCTGGGGCACTTTGGCAGCATGGAAACAGTGCTGAACTGGCGCACATTGGAGAAGCGTAACATCATGCTGGCAATGCAGACAGGCGTAAATCTTGACCTGCGTGGCGCACAGCAGATTTATGACAGTGCCAGCGGTAAATACAAGGTTGGTAACGTAAAATGCGTTGTGCGCGGTGTGCCGAAGAAAACGGAGTTGGGCAAGTTGGATGTTGGCACGACTACAGGCACTGCGAACACCATTGAAACAGCTTACATAAAAGTTACCATTGATGGTGAAACTGTTCTGGAGCTGGATAAGTTCAACTACATCTGCAACATTGGTGGCGTTGATTATATGGCTGACGTTCGCGAAGCCTTAGGCATGGTATAAAAAAAGCCTCCGGCTGCACGCTGGGGGCTAAATTATAAAAGTTTGGAGGAATGAAAGATGCAAGTAGTTCAATTAAATAATCCTATTATGGTTAATGGCGAAGAAGTTAAGGAAGTTAAATTAGATTTTGAAGCTATCCGCGGTAAAGATTTAATTGCAGCAGAAAAGGAAGTGCGCAAAATGGGCGACACAACTCCGTCTGTGTTTCTGTCCATGGATTTTCAGGCGTTGGTAGCGGCTAAACTGATCGGCGTACCTGTAGAGGATGTTTTGGACATGCCTTCGGCTGATTTTAAGAATTTGGTACTGCCTGTGGCAAATTTTTTGCTGGGCTAGGAGTTGAAAACTCTAAGCCCATAAAAGAGTTAGCTGTAAGCTTGGCAATGGCAACATTTACGTCTGTCGAATTTTATTTAAACCTAGGCTTACTTGAAGCGTTGGAAATTACGAAAATAGTAAATAAAAAGTCCGCTCAGGCGTGAGCGGACAAAAAAGCAGTTCTAATATCAATCATGGCAATCACCATTCTGTTTATCAACTCTGCGATAATATGTAGATGTTGTGCCATCTGGGTTGACTCGGGTGAATTTTTTTAATTTAGGAATGCTTTTCTTGTAATTAATATGCATTTCTATCATTGCATGTATTGCAACGACAATCATAAATAATATTCCTAATACCATACCGAAGAAATAAATCATAAAAACCACCTCTAAATATATTATATACTTCTTACGAAAGGGGTTCAAGGCTGATGAAAGAATTTACATTTGGCTTTAAATTAGCCGCAGTATTGAGCAACAGTTTTTCTACATCGTTTCAGCAGGCTCAAAGAAATATATCTAATACAAAACAAGAATTAAAGAATTATCAAGCAGCTTGGAAGGGTGTATACAAAGCTCAAAAACAAGGTATACTTTCAGCAGAATCGGCTGCCAATGCATATGAAAGATTATTGGGCAAGTTTCAAAAACTTCCAGCATTACAAGAAAAATATGCTAAGTTGGCAACCAGTTCCATTCAATCTTGGGCACATTTTGATTTAGCTAAAATATGGATAAATTCGTTAGTTCAAATATCAGATAAAGCAATAGCCTTTGAAAGTTCTATGGCTGACGTAAAAAAGGTTGTTGATTTTAAAACTCCGCAACAGTTCAAACAAATGAGTAAAGATGTGTTGGAACTATCAACAAGAATTCCAATGGCTGTTGATGGACTTGCTAATATAGTTGCAGCTGGTGGACAGGCAGGAATAGCTCGAGAAGACTTATTAAAGTTTGCTGAAGCTGCTGCTAAAATGGGCGTAGCCTTTGATATTACTGCTGAGCAGGCCGGTGATATGATGGCCAAATGGCGTACAGCTTTTAAAATGAATCAGGACGAGGTTATTACTCTGGCTGATAAGATTAACTATTTAGGTAATACGACAGCTGCGTCTGCTCCATTAATATCTGATGTAGTTACTCGTATTGGTCCATTAGGAAGTATTGGTGGTGTAGCATCAAGCGAAATAGCTGCTTTAGGTGCAAGTATGGTTGGCTCAGGTATCCAAAGCGAGGTTGCTGCAACTGGTATTAAGAATTTGATTTTAGCTATGGTTAGTGGAGAAAGCGCTACCAAGTCGCAAGCTGAAGCTTTTGCACAAATTGGATTAAATGCTACTGATATGGCCTCCGCTATGCAAAATGATGCTAAAGGGGCAATATTAACTGTATTAAAGGCTATCGAGCAATTAGCACCAGAAAAAAGAACGGCATTAATGGCTGACCTGTTTGGTAAGGAAAGTCTTAGTGCAATTGGACCTTTGCTTTCAAACCTTAGTGGGCTAGAGTCTAATTTTGCTAAAGTAGGCGATAGTTCAAAGTATGCTGATAGTATGGAACAAGAGTTTTCTGCAAGAAGCCAAACTACTGCAAATAGTATGCAACTTATGAAAAATCGTATAGATAAAGCGCAAATCCAAATGACGTCAGGTTTATTACCGGTGATAGCTATGGGAAGTGAATATTTAGGTAAATTTGCGACAACTATAGGAGATGTTACTGAAAAATATCCTGGATTAACAGGAGGGGTTATAGCTTTAGGCTTAGGATTGGGTGGAATGTACATTACAGTTAGCCTTGCTACTGCTGCTTTTAATACGTCTAAAGCTGCTATTGCTGGGTATGAACTAATTACTAAATCAGCGAAAAATTCTACTATTCTTTATAATATACATGCAAAAGCTATGGCGTTTTCTACCAAGTTGGCTGCTGGTGCTCAATGGCTTTTGAATGCATCTCTATGGGGTTGTCCAATTCTAGTAATAGCTGGAGCTTTTGCAGCGGCAGGATATATTATTTACAAAGATTGGGATAAAATAAAACAGTTTTTTATCAACCTTTGGGACAGTCCGACAGCAAGAACGATTATGTTTATCACAGGTCCAATCGGCTGGGCTATTGCTGCTGGAACTGCGCTTATTGCAAACTGGGATACAGTCAAGCAGTGGTTTATAACATTGTGGGACAATCCTTCTTTAGCAATACAGCAGTTTGTTGATGGTATAAAAGACAAATTTTCTGATGCATTCTCTTGGGTACAGGAAAAATGGCAGGCCATCAGTGATTTTATATCTAAGCCAATCTTCGGCAAGGTCAATATAACTGCACAAGGAAGTAGTGGTAGTGACGTAGCGCACAACGCTTCCGGTGGCATCTATGGCAAGGGCGCCTTCTTGACAACCTTTGCTGAGGACAGTGGCGAGTCAGCTATCCCGCATACCCCGACCGCCAGAAACATCGGCCTGCTGGCGGAAACAAACCGCATCATGGGCAATCCGTTGGGCGGTGGTGCCAATATTACTGCTACGTTTGCACCAAACATTACAATTCAAGGCGGTGGCGACGAAGGTAAAATCCGCGAGGTGTTGGAGTTGGAGATGGTAAATTTTAAGAAGATGCTGCAGGACTTGCAGAACCAGCAGAGGAGGGTAAGCTATGCGTAAATTGACTTTAACACCTAAATAGTGTATAATATTATAACCAAAAATGAGCATTTTATTACATTGGGAGGTGCGTATCATGAACGAAAAAATTCAGTATTTGGTGGACAATTTACGAGAAGCTAATAAAGAAGTTCGTTTCCGTGATAGCACCGAAGATGTCAATAAATTAAGTGATGAAGATAAAGAACTTATTGCAAATCAAGCAACTAATGCTGCTAATGAACTAGTGAATTTCTTCTGGCAAAAGAAAAATGCTCCTTTACGCATTGGTGATATGCTTGATTCGTTAGGGTTTGCTGTGGTACCAGATAATTCGTTTGATGATGATAAATTATCTGGGGTATTAGCTATAGATAATACTGTTGCCATGGAACGATTTAGAAAGATGATAGTACTCAATAATAGAGACAACATTGGACATCAGCGCTTTACAATTGCTCATGAACTAGCTCACTATATTTTTGACGCATTACCAAATCAGAAATATTATGAAGCTTACTACAGAACGGACGACAAGAAAAACAATGAAATTCGTGAGTATCGAGCAAATAAATTTGCAGCAAATCTACTGATGCCTAGAACTATTTTTGAGTCAAGGTATAAATTTATTGCAAGACAAATCAAAGATACACAAAAAGTACAATTTATATTAAGTTTAGATTTTGGCGTTTCCGTTACTGCAATAAATAAACGTATTGAAGAACTGAATTTGGAAGCAAATAGTATATTATGACGATGATAGATTCTGATGAAACAGTAAAAAATATTACTGATAAAATTATCGAGAAATATAGTAAAGATAGTCTTGAGATGTTAAGTAATCCCAAATTCAATGATGAAAATACTTCTTTTGTCAGTAATGATGTTGTGAGCATGGAAGCTCATAATGAAAGTTACACAAATATCTTAAAAGCTTATAGCGAAGAACTTGAAGGCAACATAAGGTTTAAAAACAAGTGCAAGGGGTGTTTCTTTTATTTATGCGTTGGAGTAATGGGCAGTATCTGCATTGCTTTGATTGCAGTATTAGGGACTATAACCTATATGACTTTTAAGTATCAGCATCTTACATTCCAAATCAATAATATAGTTGCTGTTGTAACTGCTATCGGAACTGCTTTCGTTTCGTCATTTTTCATTATTCCTAAGATCATTACGAAGTATCTGTTCAATCGTAAGGAAGAAGAAAATATGATGAACATTATACAGAATATCCAAAAGCACGATTTGACAATCAGGCAGGACATCAAAGATTTTAGACAAAATAATAATCCAGCAGACTTTTAATAAAGCCTTGACTTAATCGTCAGGGCTTTTTCTATACCCAAATCATACAAGTAGCCTGAAAGTCTAGCCATAATGACGGTAAATGGACTGGATTTCAGGCACAACAAAGGCTAGGTAGTATTGTATAATTAAATTGTTCGACAGACGAAAAAAATACTTGACTTTTTGGTAATCATAAATTAAAATAAATTTGTGGTAATCAAAAAGTGAGGTGAATAAAATGAGTCCACGAACAGGTAGACCTAAATCTGATAATCCTAAAGTAAAGCAGCTAGGTGTGCGCTTCGATGAAGAAGCACTTGCTAAATTAGATGCTTTAACTGAGCATTATAACGAAACGAGAGTCGAAGTTATAAGGCGAGGCATTGAAAGATTATATACTGATCTACAAAATAAATAAAGCATTGTCCCAGTCCGTCAAAACAAAAGACAATGCTCGTATTAAGAAGGTTTCCCTTCATGGAATATTGTAACATGGGGGGGAACATCTTTCAAGTAAAAAATTGGAGGTGTTCCATATGAACGAATTACGTATTTTTAATAACGCTGATTTTGGTGATGTTCGCACCGTAGAAAAAGATGGAAACATCTGGTTCGTTGGTAAAGACGTGGCGGAGGCGTTGGGTTATGAACGCACTACGAAAGCTGTGCAAGACCACATAGATGAGGAGGATAAGGATGTAGTCCCAATTCAGGATTCCATCGGGAGAAAACAAAATACACCTATCATCAACGAATCAGGCTTATACTCTCTTGTGCTTTCCAGCAAACTTCCATCTGCAAAAGCTTTCAAACGTTGGATAACGTCAGAAGTCATTCCTTCCATACGCAAAACTGGCAGTTATAACAAGCCGTCAAAAGAGCCAACAACACAACAGGCGCAGAGGGCGAAAGCGATGCTGCTGAACGCACAGAGCAGGCAGTGTAAGTTGTGGCTGCGCTTGGCGGAAACAACGGATTTACCGGATTATAAGCATATCTGCCAGCAAAAAGCAGCGGAGGTACTGGCTGGCTCTCCTGTACTGCCTATGCAGAAGGCAGAAAAGAAAACACTTTCTGCTACGGAGATTGGAAAAATTTTGGGCATCACGGCGCACAAGGTGGGTATGTTAGCTAACAAATTTGCGTTAAAAAGTGATGCTTATGGCAAGTATTTTTATGATAAATCTCCAAACAGCAATAAGCAGGTAGAAACGTTCCGCTATTATGAAGATACTGTAGAGAAATTTAAGGAGATTCTGGAAGGCGGTGCTGCAAAATGACCGCTTTAGAAGCTTATAAGGCGTTACCGTTTGAACAGCGTGAGCTAGTAGAGCAGATTGAATATAACCTGGATATAGCCGACCAATGCTTTTCAACTATTAAGGCGATGCTTCCGGATAAAGAAGTAGTTCTTATGATGCTTATGGATAAATACGCTGAAAGTATGCATTCGCAAATGCAGGCGAAAGAAGAATTGGAAAAGGCCGGATATAGTGAAGTGCAGATTTTAAACTTGCGTCAGGGATATTGCGACGAATAAAATAATTTTATGGCGAAAGCCGCTTACAGTAGATGTAGGCGGCTTTTGTCATACATAGATTGGAGTGATGAAATTGACAAATACCTACACAACTACCCAGGGCGACATGTGGGACTTGATTGCCAAGCGCTTGTACAATGACGAAGCATCACTAAACGTTCTGTTGGAAGCAAATCAGCAATACGCTGATATTGTTGTTTTCCCGGCAGGGATTGTGTTAGAGGTGCCGGAGTATACTGCACCGGTAACATCAATGCTGCCACCATGGAGGCGTTAAAATGTTTAAGGTGAATGCAAGGCGATGCCTGGTAATCATTAAATATAATGACAAGGATATCAGCGCAGACCTGCAGCAATATCTGAAGAATGTAAGCTACACTGATAACATGTCCGGCGAGGCAGATGACCTGCAGCTTACACTGGAGGATAAAGCTGGCCTGTGGCAATCAGCATGGATGCCGGAGAAGGGCGCGACGCTGGACGTTAGCGTAAAGCTGATTAACTGGCAGAGCATCGGTGAACAGGTTGTACGTTTTGGCTTGTTTGAGATTGATGAACTCACAAGCAGCGGAATGCCTAGCGAAGTACAAATCAAGGCGTTGAGCGTGCCGGACAACAACAATCTGCGCGGCGCCGAGCGTACACGTAGCTGGGAGAAGGCAGAGCTGAAACGCATTGCTAATGATATTGCGACGGAGGCGGGCTTAACGCTGTATTACGATGTTAAAGAGTATAATCCTGTTATAGATAGGGCAGAGCAGACGGAACAGTCTGACCTGTCCTTTTTATATAAGCTGTGTGCTGATCATGGCCTGGCACTCAAAATCTGCGATAAGCAAGTGGTAATTTTTGACGAAGCAGATTATGAAGCGGCTGAGGCTGTGGCGCTGGTGCCGAAGCCTAAGGCTAGTTATTCTGCCAGCAGCCTAAAGGTGCTGGATATGCTGAAAAGCTACAGCCTGCGCAGTAAAGTGCGTGATGTGTATAAGTCCTGCCATGTTAAGTACCAGGACAGCAGCACGAAGCAAAAAATTGAGGCTACATTTGCTGCTCCTGATAAAAAGATAGGAAAAACACTGGAAGTCAATGAGCAGGTAGCCAGCATTGCGGATGCAGAGCGTCTTGCAAAGAAGAAGCTTCGGGAGAAGAACAGCGATGAGGTTACCGGAAGCTTCAGCTTTTTAGGTAATCCGGAACTGGCGGCTGCTGTGAATATCCAGCTTAGCGGTTTTGGTGCTTTCGATGGCAAGTATATCATCACCAAGGCACAGCATGATATTAGCAGTGGCTATACAACAAGTATTGATGTGAGGAGATGTTTAGATGGATATTAACCAGATAAAAAACCTGATTCGCATTGGTACAGTGTCGGCAGTCAATGGCGCATCGTGTAGCGCTCGCGTGGCATTTGAAGATAAGGACAATATGGTGAGCGCTGAACTGCCAATTATCACTATAGGCAGCCGGCAGACAAAAGCCTATTGGCTGCCTGAGGTTGGTACCCAGGTGCTGTGTATCTTTCAACCGAATGCGAGCGGCAGCGGCATTAGCAAAGGCTTTGTTATAGGTGCTTTTTACAGTACGCAGGATGCTCCGGTAGAAAGTGATGCTAGCGTGCGCAGCATTACGTTTGCCGATGGAAGCTTCATTAGGTATCAAAATGGGAATATCGAGATTAATGCCAAAGGGAACGTAATAATTAAAGGTGCTAACATTTTGCTGAACTGAAGGAGGTGATTGCAATGCCAAAAGCAACACGCTTAGGTGACAATGACACTGGCCACGATGCCTGCGCGCCTACAGCGCTTGTTACAGCAAGCGCTAATGTTATCATTAATGGTAAAGGCGCTGGGCGCGTTGGTGACAGCTACGCTCCGCATGGGTGTGTAGCGCATCCGACGCATAGCGGAGTTATTGCCAGCGGCAGTGCCAGTGTTTATATCAACGGCAAGGCTGCCGGCAGAATAGGGGACAGCGTAAGCTGTGGTGGGAGTGTGGCGGTGGGGAGCAGCGATGTAATGATTGGAGGTTGATATTATGCTTGTAGGTTTCATGGCTGACATACCATTTATTGTATCCAGCCGCTTTATCCGTACATTCGATGATTATGGTCGTGGCAGCGCAGGGCGCTGGGCTCAGCATGATATTATAGGCGATAAGCCGGTGCTGGAGTTTATCGGTCCGGACATAGAGAAGATTAGCTTTTCTATGCAGCTGCGTGCTGATCAGGGCATAAACCCGGCTAAGGAGCTTGAAAAGTTACGAAAAATGCGCGATACAGGTAAATACTTTCCGCTAGTTATTGGCGGAAAATTAGTTACAGATAACATGTGGGTTATCGAAAGCCTGGATGAAAGCGTTTCCTTCTGGAGCAAGTTTGGTAGCATTATGAGTGCTAAAGTAAGCGTAACGCTGAAAGAATACGCAGGAGGGTTGAAAGTATTATGATTTACGATGTTTTAGCTCAGCCAGTGCAAGGTATTGATTTTGCACCTGCGTCAAAAGCTGCGGAAATCCTGCAAAACCTGCGCACAATTATCACTACCGCAAAATACTCTGTGCCATTGGACCGCGATTTTGGCTTTAACGCTGATATGCTTGACCTGCCAATCAACGTAGCGCAGGCAAAGCTGCAGTCTGAGATGATTACGGCCATCAAAAAATATGAGCCGCGTGTGGAGATAACATCAATCAGTTTTACCGGCACGGATGATGGCGTGCTGGTCCCGAAAGTGCAGGTGAGAATCAAGAATGACAATGAGTAAATTAGATAACCTGGCCGATATCGTGTTTGTAGATGCAGACGCTGGTGAGGTTGAGAGTTATGTTATCGGCAGATATGAGGCGATAACCGGCAGGACGCTATCTAAAGGCGACCCGGTAAGGCTGTTTCTGCTGACGATTTCAGCGCTCATCGTGCTGCTGCTCAACAAAATCAACGAGACCGGCAAGCAGAACCTGCTCAGATACGCTACCGGTGATAACCTGGACCATCTGGGTGCGCTGGTAGGCGTTGAGCGCATCCCGGCAAAAGCTGCTGTGACTACCATGTGCATCAGGTTGTCTGCTAAGCTGCAGACAGCAACAATCATCCCTGCCGGTACGCGTTTTACTGCAGGCGATAAGGTGTTTTTTGCTCTTGATGCCCCGCTGGTTATTGATGCGGGTGCAACCAGTGCTGACGGCAGCGCAACCTGCCTAACAAAAGGCGAGCTGGGCAACGGCTATGTGGCCGGCCAGCTCAAGACGTTGGTTGACCCGGTGCCGTATGTGGATAGCGTGGCCAACATCACTACATCCGAGGGCGGCGCTGAGGTCCAGGCTGACGACAGCTACCGCGAGGATATCCGTCTTGCGCCGGAAAACTTTAGCACGGCGGGACCTGAGGGCGCTTATATCTATCACGCCAAAAGGGCATCGACAAAGATTGCTGACGTCACTGTTTGGTCGCCTGAAGCAGGCAAGGTGGAGGTAAGGCCGCTGCTGGCTGGCGGGGAGCTGCCCGGTGATGAGATGCTGCAGCGCGTCAAGGCTACCCTGGACGATAAAAAGGTACGGCCGCTGACTGATAACATCAGCGTGCTGGCGCCCGAAAAGGTTGACTATACGATCAGCCTGACCTACTACATCGCCAGCGACAACAAGACGCAGGCAACGGCAATCCAAAACGCCGTCAATGCGGCCGTTGACGCTTACGTCCTGTGGCAAAAATCAAAGCTGGGGCGCGACATCAATCCGTCTGAGCTTATCGTGCGGGTGATGGCTGCAGGTGCAAAACGCGTGGCCGTGACCGCCCCTGTATTTAAGGTGACGACCGATACCCAGGTGGCCATCTGCAGCACAAAGACAGTGACGCTGGGAGGGATAGAGGATGCTTGAGCTTAAGGACAATGCCCTGCAACGCATCCTACCAAGCTCCATCAGCGGTGATGCGACGGTCAAGGACATCGTGCAGGCCATCTCCGGCAGGCTGACGCAGCTGGGTGAGCAGGCTGAGCTTGTCCTAATCCTGCCGCGCCTCAAAAAGCTGCCAGAAGAAATCGTCGACGAGCTTGCGTGGCAGTATCACGTAGATTTTTATGATGTCACAGCCGGCCTAACAAAAAAGTGCGAGCTTGTCCGCAAAGCTATTGCTCGCCACCGTTACAAAGGCACACCGGCTGCCGTCGAAGAAGTCTGCTCAGCGGCCTTTGACTCAGCTGAGGTGCTGGAGTGGTACGATTATGACGGCGAGCCCTATCATTTCAGGGTGCGCATGGTGCAAGAGTCAATCCCAAACGAATCTGTCATGGCTGAGATGGTCAAGGCGGTCAACAGCGCCAAAAACGTCAGGAGCTGGCTGGATGGCCTGACATTTTATTATCAGCCAAAAGGTACGGTATATGTCGCTGGCACAGTCTGCCAGCATAAAAAAATATTTTTCCAGATATAAGGAGGTGAGCGGATATGTTGTGCATAGATTACGACGGGCCGCACAAAAACAGGATAACGCTGACGCGTGGCGACAGCGCCACCCTGAAGCTCAAGCTGTATGACGCGCAGAACAAGCCCGTACTGCTGACCAATGCTGACAGGGCGGTGCTGACAATCAAACAGGATATCGATAGCCCTGACGTTGTGCTGCAGCTGGAGGCCAAAGAAAAACAATTTGATTTTGCTCCTGCAGATACGGCTGACCTTGACTGCGGCCGATACTGCTATGACGTCCAGGTGACCTTATCTGACAAGGACGTCTATACGGTAATCCCGCCCTCCGATTTTATCCTGGCTAAAGGGGTGACCTGATATGCGTGACGGCGAATTTGCTCATAAAGCCAGCCTTTTCGGGCACCTTGAAAAAACGAAGGATATCCGCGGCTATATAGGCTGCGGGATAAAAAGAGTCAATGAGCGCCTGCCGGAAGAGGAATATAAGGGCTCCTATGAGGCTGTATCCAGGCCGTTTAAGGACAGCTATCTGGAAACAAAAAACAAACGCCTTAAAGATAACATACATGTCAAAGAGATACCCTATTATGAGACGAGCAATCTTTCCGACGGCGTTACCGTGTACATCGGCAGCGACGTCGAGGTTGAGTAAATTGGAGGTAGCCTAAATGTCAAATTGGGGCAAGCCGGTATTGACCAAGCAGGGCCTTAAGCTGCAGGCCAAGGTCGACGCCGGGAATGCAATGCAGCTTACAAAATGCAGGTTGGGCAGCGGTATGATTGGCAGCGGCCAGCAGCTGGAGGATTTGACCGAGCTGGTGGCGCCGGTAAAGACGCTGCCGATTGCCAGCGTGACCTACTCAGACGACAGCCACGCATGTATCATATCGGCCGTTACTGATAACAGCACTGTCACGACCGGCTATTATCTGAGGGAGTTTGGCGTATACGCCAAAGATCCGGACGATGGCGAGATTTTGTACGCTGTGGCAAGTGACTCTGAGCCGGATTTCATTCCGGCAAAAGGGACATCGACTGTCATCAGCCAAGAAATCGGCGTGGCGCTGACGTTTGCCAACGCAGCAAACGTGACAGCGGCCGTCAACACATCTGCCACGGCCACCATCAGCTACGTCAACACCTATGTCACCAATGCAGTCGCGGATCTAAAGGATATGACCGGCGCGACCATATCACGCGACGGCGTGCACGGCCTTGTACCTGCTCCCAGGCGTGGTGAGACAAAAAACCGCTTTCTGCAGGCGGACGGTACATGGGCTGTTGTACCCGACCTTACCGGGGCGACAAGCTCCAAGGCAGGTATTGGCGGCCTTGTACCCGCTCCTGCTGCAGGTAGCAACACGCGTTATCTGCGCAGCGATGGCACATGGGCGGTTATAACCGTGGTCAAGGGCGCGACAACTACAGTCAATGGAGCTGCAGGTCTCGTCCCGGCTCCGGCAGCTGGCAGTAACATTAGGTATCTGTGCGCTGACGGAACCTGGAAAGAGGTCGACCTTGACAGCGCAAAAACAAAACTCGTGATGTACTCGTGAGGTGGCGGATATGCGATATAAGATAATGGTCAAGGGTGCTGCATACAAGGCGGCCAGAACAGCAAAATTGTACACCGCTCAGATATACCGCGCCGTCAGTATAAAGCTGATAATTACGCTCCCAGACGGCACTCCGCTGAGCGGCCAGGCCGTCAACATTAACGGCACGGACATGACTACCAGGATAGACGGGCAGGTTATCCTGACCGGCGACATGGGGCTGACCACAAAGCTCCATATTGTCTACAATGTCACCTACATTGCTGATGTGGAGGTGACGTATACAGCTGCGGCCGTATACGATGTGACGTTGGAGCAGCATGTAGCCGCTGGCAGCGTAACCATAAGCGAGTGGGCGTTTAGCAGCACCAGCAGCTACGCCAAAAAGCCGTATACGTTGGTCGTTCCGCCGTTTGTAACCGTTGTCAAGATGACCGGCTCGGAATACCGCTCCGGCACAAAAACAAAAGCAGGTTACGTCGGCACGAACGGAGAGGCGATAGCGCGTGGCGACGTTGAGATAGCTTATCTGACGGCCTACGGTAGCACGTTTGAAAAATACGTCGGTGTCACGCCGGGCGAGACCTACACGATATACGGCCGTAACGTAGCTGCTGATGCGACAATCGAGTGGTCGGATGAAATAAACACGCACGCCGTTGACGTAACGATTTAAAGGAGGTAAAAAATGGCTCAGTCAACAACAAATCTCGGAAAGATACACGTCTTTCCTTCAGAAACACTATACAATCAATTTAAAGACATCATTGCTGATAACGATTTGGCGCTGCTTAAAGACGATGGTGCATACATCGTAGCAGCCCTGCTGGAGCAGAACGGCTATGTAAAATTCTCAAACGGGCTAATTCTGCAGTGGGGAGTTGTAACAGACGATAGAAGCACATTGACGTTTCTTTTACCCTTCAGTAATTCCGATTATTTTTATGCTGCATTTCCAACTAATAAAGTAAATGCCGGTGGCATAAACCTGCATGGTGTGCGCCATCCAACCTATTTAGAACTGTATAGCTCAATATCAAACAACTCAGATACAGTAAATAATTGGCAATTTAGCGGCAGAAATATAAACCCCTGTTGGTTTGCTGTTGGCATATAGCAGTGGGGAGTTACTACATCAAATGACGGCACAATTACATTTCCGCTGGCTCATAAATCAAGTGTATTTGCTGTTACACTCTCTATAGAGGCGCCCGGTGCGTCAACTATACACACATATGCAAGCTCTATATCCTTAGATAACTGGGTAATTAGCACAGCAATACCGCAAGCGCAATTCCAATCATTTGCTAAAGTTTATTGGATGTCGCTAGGCATATAGCAGTGGGGATATTACGAAGCTGGGCAAACCACTTATACCTTAACATTCCCTATCAGCTTCAGGCAGCGCGCCCTTTCTATGTGCCTTTCCAATTCCAGCAACGGCAAAGGTAAAGCTGTCATTTTTGAGCTTGGCAAAGAGTCCGCCAGTATCAGCAACGACACATGGGAAAACTATTGGATAGCGGTAGGAGTATAGCAGTGGGGAGTTACGGAGAATACAAACGTGTTATTCCCGGTAACATTTAGCCAATCCTGCTACATCGTTAATTGCAATGGCTCGAATTGGAACAGCTCTGGCAGCGCTACCAGCGCAGGCATATCCATCCAAAACATAACATTAGAGTCTTTTGTTATATCGACGTGGGAGGAGAGGCCTTTTCGGTGGTTGGCATTAGGTAAATAGCAGTGGGGATATGTCAGCCATAACAACGTCCGTTCCGACACCCCTAAGGTTGCGGTTTTCCCTATATCGTTTACAAAAACAATTTACACAATTACTACGCAACTGCATATGACTAATGTACGGTCTGATGTAGGCACAGGCCCATATATCGTTAGTTACTCCAATAATCAAATGTCTATACTTTTCAATATCGAACACTCAGGTGTGATTATGGATGGCGCGTGGTGGTTAGTCATTGGCCGATAATTTATACGCCTATTGCTATGTAATTATATGTGCTTTGCGGATACTCTAGAGCAAAACCGTTTGTTGTTAAATTGGTAACACATACCCTGTTTTTGCTCATGTTACCGCTATCGTCGGAAGCTTGTAGCTGTGGCACAACGGTGAGGCATCTTGATGCAAAGCTTATCGGGAATGTAATCGGCGATGGCTGATTAGTTCCCCACTGCTATATGCCTAGCGACATCCAATAAACTTTAGCAAATGATTGGAATTGCGCTTGCGGTATTGCTGTGCTAATTACCCAGTTATCTAAGGATATAGAGCTTGCATAT